GCTGAGTTAGAAGTGGAGAAGGCCAAACGTAATTATAAGGAAGCTTATGACTACGGAAACACTGATGCCATCATCGAAGCACAAGAAGAATTGATGAAAGCAACAAATAAGCTTGACAAAGCCCAAAACTTCAGGCCTACTGCACAAAACGCCGACACAGGTGCACAATTACTACAAAAACAGCAACGCGCTGTACAGCAAGACCCGAAGGCAGCGGAATGGGTAGCCGAAAATCCGTGGTATGTTGATCCAACTAAGAAAGTCATGAGTAGATTCGCTGTAGGCATACACGAAGACCTTTTAGACACTTACGGGGATAAGTTCGTTGGAAGCGATGAATATTACAAACGTATCGACCAAGAAGTACAACGCAGATTCCCAGAAGAATTTAGCGATCCAAACGATGAGCCTAAAGCCCAACGTACATCAAAACTTAGCACGGTAGTAGCGTCTGCAAAAAGAAGCACAGCCCCTAAAAAGGTGTCGCTTAGCAAGACTCAAGTTGCATTAGCCAAGAAATTTGGACTAACTAATGAACAATACGCCCGTGAACTAACCAAATTGGAGGCCTAAGATGGCTGATAACAGAATACAAAGAGATGTAACAACGCGTGATACTTCAGCCCGTCCTAAGCAGTGGGCCCCAGCTGAACTTCTACCAGAACCGGATAAACAACCGGGCTATGCGTACAGATGGATTAGAACGTCAACATTAAATGCAGCTGACCCACGTAACCTTTCAGCAAAACTGAGAGAAGGTTGGGAACCTGTTAATGTGTCGGAACAACCGCAAATGCAACTGTTAATCGACCCTACTAGTCGTTTTAGAGACAACATAGAGATTGGTGGTTTATTGTTATGTAAGACCCCTACAGAATTTATTGAACAGCGTAATGAGCATTTCAATAAACAAACTCAGGCTCAAACAGAAGCAGTAGATAATAATTTAATGCGCCAAAGTGATCCTAGAATGCCACTCTTTAATGAGCGAAAATCTACAACATCATTTGGTAGACAATAGTTAATTTTAATTTTGGAGGTTTAATATGGCTTACCCTGTTGTAAGTGCCCCATACGGTCTGAAACCCGTAAGTTTGATTGGAGGTCAGGTTTTCGCTGGCTCTACTCGTGAATACCCTATCCAATACGGATATGCTGCTAACATCTTCTATGGTGATGCTGTTACTTTAAATAGAGGCAATATTGTACGTGCAGTTGTTAATACTACTGGTGCAGTTGTTGGTGTATTCTTAGGTTGTTCTTATACTAACCCAACCACTAAACAAAAGTTGTTTTCACAGTACTGGCCTACTGGAACTCTTGCGGGCGATGCTGTTGCTATCGTTAGTGACGATCCTGATGCTGTATTTAAAGCTGTTGTTTGTTCAGGTACTACTGTTGTTGGTGCTACTAACAAAGCTATGATTGGTCAAAATATGGCTATGATTGATACTGCTGCTGGTAACATTGCTGCTGGTAACTCTACTAATGCTGTATTGGCTGTTGTTGCTGCTGGTGCTCCTGCTACTACTGCTGGTCTTCCATTACGTATATTAGACGTAGTTCGTGAAACAGCTGTGACAGTTAGTGTTCCTAGTACTTCAACTACTACTACTAACATCACTATCCCTGCTAGTCCTGTAGCGATCCTTGCTGGCTCTGACGTTGCATTTATTGCAGCTAACGGTCAACTTGTAGAAACAGGTTCATTTGTAACAACTGCTGTTGCTGTTGGTGGTACTACTATCGCCTTAAACTTAGCATCACAAGTTACAATCCCTGCTGCCGCTGTTATCGTTATTACTCAATACACTGAAGTATTGGTAAAACTTAACTTTGGCGTTTCAAGTTACTATACAGCTGCTGCTGCTGCTTAAGGAGTTTAATAATGGCTATTTCACGCGCACAATTACTGAAAGAGTTGCTTCCGGGTCTTAACGCTCTTTTCGGTTTAGAATATGCTCGTTACGGTGAAGAACATAAAGAAATTTATGAAACTGAATCATCAGAACGTTCATTTGAAGAAGAAACAAAACTGTCTGGTTTCTCAGCAGCACCTGTTAAAAACGAAGGCTCAGCCATTAGTTATGACAATGCTCAAGAAGCTTGGACTGCTCGCTACAACCACGAAACTATTGCTTTAGGTTTTTCTTTAACTGAAGAAGCTATTGAAGATAACTTGTATGACTCATTGTCTGCTCGTTATACTAAAGGTTTGGCTCGTGCTATGTCTTACACTAAACAAGTTAAAGGTGCTGCTGTTTTAAACAACGGTTTCTCTGCAGCTTATGTTGGTGGTGACGGCGTTGCGTTGTTCTCATCTGCTCACCCTTTAGTTAATGGCGCTACTAACAGCAACATTCCTTCTACTCCTGCTGATTTAAACGAAACTTCTTTAGAAGCGGCTGTTATCCAAATCGCTGCATGGACTGATGAGCGTGGTCTGTTGATTGCTGCTAAACCTAAAAAGTTGATCGTTCCACCTGCATTGCAATTCGTTGCAACTCGCTTGTTGGAAACTGAACAACGTGTAGGAACTGCTGACAATGACTTAAACGCATTGAAAAACAACGGTTCTATTCCACAAGGCTATGCTATCAACCATTTCTTGACTGACAGCAACGCTTGGTTCTTAACTACTGATGTACCTAATGGTATGAAGCATTTTGTTCGTGCTCCTATCACTAATGACATGTCAGGGGACTTTGATACTGGGAACGTTCGTTACAGAAGTCGTGAAAGGTACTCGTTCGGCTGGAGCGATCCGCTCTCGATGTACGGTTCCACTGGCGCATAGTCAATAGAATCAACTACTTAGAGTAAATTAAGGGCTTCTCCGGAGGCCCTTTTTTATTGTGTAAAATAAAGTTTGTGTTATCGTCACATTACTGTATATTGTGAATCTAATACCCTATATCGGAGATTCACTGTGAAAAATGTAATATACAAAATACGAAATGTAACGAATGAAAAGTTTTATGTTGGTAGTACTGTTGATAGCCGTGTGCGATTTCAAACACATAGAAGAAACTTACGTGCAGGTAAACACCAAAGTCCTCATATGCAAGCCGCTTGGAATAAGTACGGAGAAGATTGTTTTAAATTTGAAGTTATAGAACATGTTGAAAACCCTGAAGACTTACTCAAAGCAGAGCAAGCATGGCTAGATGAACATGCGGGCAAACCATACTGTTATAATTGGGCTACTGATGCAAGTGCACCAATGCGAGGTAAGAAGCACACAGTAAAAACTTTACTTAAAATTAAAGAAAATAGAGTTGCTCCAAAAGGTGATAACCATTACGGTAAAGATGTACCAAGAAGCGAAGAAACAAAAGCTAAAATATCTGCTAAATGTTTAGGTATATCTAATAAGATGAAAGGTAAGAAACATTCTGAGCAAAGTAGATTAAATATTGCTGCGGCCGTTAAACGAGGTGAAGACTCACATTTTTATGGTCAACGCCCAGTTAGTGCAGACTTAGCACAAAAACCTATTAGAGCTATCAAAAGAGATCGTAGCGAAGAGATATATAAAAGCTTATCGTTTATGCGGGATACGTTAGGCGTGTCGGTACAAACCATCATACGGGCTTGCAAATCAGGTAAACCCATACGTCAAGGTGTATGTGATGGTTGGGTATTATCTTATGCTAGTGAAGAAGCAAATATTGCACCTAAGATACCTGAAGAGTATTTAAAGTATCCAAGAACAAGACAAGAAGCTAAAGAACTAAGTGTAAAGCTATACTTTACAGGTATACCGTGTGATCGTGGACATATCTCTCCGCGTAAGGCTAAAGGCACTTGTGTGGCCTGTATGAAAGAAGATTATAAAAAAGATAAACGCTTAAAAATAAACTTGCACGAATAATAAATACATAGTATAAGTACCCTAATACCGGGAATATCCGGCTTAGTAGACTGCCCCGGCAGACGCATAGAAGACTACTAAGCTTATACTTTCTATGAAGGAAATCAAAATGTCACGTACTACATTCTCAGGCCCAGTCAAATCAGGTACTATTAAGTACAACCAATATAAAAATACTGGTACTACTGTTTTAAGACAAATTCAAGCGTTACCCGCTAACACTACTGGTTTAACAACTACTGTTACTAACTATATCCCTGCTGGCTGCAATATTTTAAACATTGTTGTTGATACTTTAGTCGTTTATGACTCAGCTACTTCGGCTACTTTATCTGTAGGCAAAACTGCTGGTGGTACTGAATATGTATCAGGTGTAAACGTAAAGGCCGCTGCTGGTAGACAAACCCCTACTTTCTCTGCTGCACAGCTTTTAGCTATGCAATCTTCTACTTTAGATGCATCAGCACTAATTACTGGTGAAGCTCCTTGTTCTGCTATTGTTACTACTATTACTTCTGTAGGCCAACCTACTGCTGGTTCTGTTGTAGTTACTATTCAATACACTCAACCTGATGATCGTTCAACTTTTGACGCTCAATAATTAATCTAAGGGGGCTAGAGTTGATCGACCTTAGCCTTAAACGAGAATGTATAAACCCGCCCTTAACTTTACACATTTAGGAGATTAATTATGGCTATGCAAACAGACGTCAAATCGGCTCACTCCAGTGCTTCTGTAGCATCGGGCGGTGAGTTGATGGTATCAGGTCGGTATCGTTTAAAATCTATTGTTATCGCTGGTGGGGTTGGTGCAGGTACTGTTACATTTAGAGATGGTTCAGCTACAGGTCCAATTTTAATAATTTTAGATACAGGTTCAAACTCTAATACGACTAATGTACTAATGCCCGGACAAGGTATATTATTTAATATTGGTATGTTTTATGTCCCCGGAACTGTGGCACCTTTGGGTGTAACTGTAGTATATGGCTAAGTTATGGAACATCAAAGAGCGGATGATCCAGCTATGCAAACGGTGAGAGAACTTGCTACTCATAGTGCAGATATAAGGCACCTTCAGACTGACATGGACAAAATGACTAAAGACATGGAAGAAATAAAGGACGCCATTAGAGAAATAAGTAAGACTTTATCTGAAGCTAAAGGTGGATGGAAGTTATTACTAGTAGTCGGTGGTATCGGCGCATCTGTAGCTACATTTGTTACTTGGGCTATTGATATGATTAAACACTAATGCCAAGTAAATCAAAGAAACAAGCAGATTTTATGCGGGCAATAGCTCACAGTCCTAAATTTGCTAAAAAAGCGGGTGTTCCGCAAGCAGTTGGTAAAGAGTTTGCCGCTGCCGACAAAGGTAAATCATTTAACGAGGGCGGTAAAATGGCAGCTAAAAAGTTTGACCCAAAGAAATTATTTAAAGGTAAAGAGTCTGTAAGCGAAGAGCTTAAAGAAGCTAAGGCTATTAAGTCTGGTAAGATTACTCCTATGCAATATGCTAAAGGTGAGAAGTCTGAGCCTGCTAAAAAGATGAAAGCTGGCGGTAAATGTTATAGAGCTGGTGGTTTTGTAAAAGCTGCTGACGGCGTTGCAACTAAAGGTAAAACTAAAGGGAAATTCGTCTAATGGCTACTAAAAAGAAAGAAGGTAAGGACGATAGTAAAGTAAAACGCCAACAAGCTGCTGACGCTATTAGACGAGCTGATATTGAAAGTGAAATGCTTTCTAAAAGAGATGATCGCCCAGTTGCTGTAGCAAGACCTGTAGTGCCTGTAGCAAGACCTGCTGTAGCACCAACAGCATCAAACCCAGCAATGGATGAAATGCGTAACGCGGACTTACAAAGACCAATGGCGAATAAGCTTAGCCCTGCTTTTAAATCAGGTGGCTCTGTTAAGTCTAAGATTGATGGTATTGCTCAACGTGGTCGTACTCGTGGTAAGTATTGTTGACATGAGAAGTAGCAGAGGTATGGGCGACATTGCTCCATCGAAGATGCCTAAAGGTAAGAAGATTATCCGTAAGGACGATCCCAATGCTGTAGAGATGTATAAGAAAGGGGGAGTAGCTAAAAGCTTTCCTCCTCTTACTAAAAACAAACGGGCTAAGAAATGACCACTACTGGAACTGCACTATTTAATATAGACCTCTCAGAAATAATTGAGGACGCGGGAGACCGCTGTGGATATGAAATGCGGAGCGGCTACGATTTTAAAACTGCACGTAGATCACTAAATCTTCTATTGATAGAGTGGCAAAATAAGGGGTTGAATTTATGGTGTGTAGAAGAAGGTTCAATCCCTATGGTCACAGGGCAAGCCGTATACCCATTACCTGTAGACACCGTTGACTTATTAGACCATGTAATACGTACAGGTTCAGGTCAAAACCAATCCGATATAACTATATCAAGAATTTCAGGTTCTACTTACTCGACAATCCCTAATAAGAATGCGCTAGGTAAACCTATCCAAGTGTGGATAAACAGACAATCAGGAGCAACAACTCCTACAGGTGTAGCTAGTCCAACGATCAATGTGTGGCCTACACCACAATCTCCGGGTTCACAGTATAGTTTTATATACTGGAGATTAAGAAGAGTGCAAGACGCTGGTGATGCTGTTAATACTCAAGATATACCTTATCTTTTCTTACCTGCACTTATTGCAGGGTTGGCTTATTACTTATCTATGAAACTGCCGGGTGTTGATATGCAAAGGGCACAGGCGTTAAAGATGGTGTATGATGAGCAGTTTCAATTAGCAGCCGATGAAAATAGAGAAAAAGCTCCTGTACGTATGGTTCCAAGAGTGGCGTTTATTTAATGAGCTCTAAATACGCTCGTGGTAAGATAGCTTTAAGTACTTGCGATAGGTGCGGAATGGAATACCTACTTAAAACATTGCGCCCATTGACCATAAAGACCAAGATAACTAACATCCTAGTATGTGCTACTTGTTTTGAATATGATCAACCTCAGTTACAAATAGGTATGTATCCGATTTCTGATCCACAGGCTTTACGCAATCCACGTAGAGACACAAGTTATGACGTATCGGGCTTAGATATTAATAACTACGGCGCTGGCGGTTCAAGAATTTTCCAGTGGGGCTGGGCGCCAGTAGGCGGAGCCTCATTATTTGACGAAGTTTTAACACCTAATGCTTTAATTGCAGTAGGGCAAGTTAGTTCAGTAACTACAACATAGAGAATGATATGACTATTTTATCTGATAAGTACCCACAAATTAAACCAGCACCTGCAGCTAATACTTCAGGTTATCCTCAAAAGGACATTAAAACTACTGGTGTAAAAAC